TAGTCGAATCCGAATTGAGCACAAACCAAAGCAGCACCCATTTCGGCAACGAGTTCTTCTTGAGCATACTTCTTGTCTCCGAAGCAACCAGACATATCGCGCTTCAGGGCTTTGCCAGTCGAGTGTATTAGTTCATGAGCCTTGGTGTTGACTCTTTCTTCTATGCTCTTGAAGCGTTCAGGTTTAGGTAGATTGACTATGTGTTGAGCATGATTGTATGAGGCTTTGTCACCACCATATTTTATGGTCAGGTCTGTTGCTTCAGCAAACACATCCATAGCAGCGTTGAACGCTTTCTCCCTTTCATCTTCTGGTATGTCATGCTCTAAAGCATCGGTCTGTGGTGGAAGCCCTGTTTGTTCACGGTTGAATACCCAGAACCACTTCTTCCAGAATATCTTCTTCTTCTCTCCGGGATTGTCCCTGTCATCCACTTCTTTGATGTTCCAGAAGAACACCGCTTTGCTGGATGAACCTTTCTGCACACCGAACCACTGTCTATCGCTACCCTCTAATCCAAGAGCAGCATTGTGCTTGTCTGATTGTTCAGTCCAATTCTTGAACGTACCCCATTGGCTGGAATCCCAGCCTTCTATCGAAGCATACAGTGGTAGCAGCACTTGGTTGTTGCCCCTGTATTTTCTGCCGCTCGATACATTATAGTGCGGTCCCAGAATTTCCCAACCACGCTCCCAAGGAATCTCACCCTTGGATAGAGCATCGCAGAGATAGTCGCTCAGTTCTTTTTCATAGTTTTTCTTAGCCATTGTTTTCACTCCTTATCATGGTAATTGGTATTATGAATGGTCGGCTTATATATCATTCGGCCCTGCATTCTGCAGAACACAGGATAGATATCATTATAGACCCGATACGATAATGGTGGCTCATGCGACAATATGGGATGGGACTCCATAAACATTCAACCTGTTTAGAATGTGATAAGGTTCTGGCATCAGGTGATGCTGGTAAGTGCGACTTTTGCAAACATATGTTTCACCCTGATACTCTTATCAGCATAGGGAGAGAAGACAATATCTTATTTGCTTGCAGCATCTGTAATGATTTGCTTTCTCAAGTGGAGGGTGTTTGATTGGCTCAATGTAGGTATTGTAAGAGGAATGTAAAGAACCTCGATAAAGACCAGATGTGCTATGACTGTATTCAAGAATTCTACAAAAACAGAAAAGAAGGAGGAATAAAAAAATGGAGACCAAGATAGAAAAAAGAGCGATGAAGAAAGACCGCGTTAGAGGTGGTTGGAGAATAGTGGTAAAATATACTGGCCCAAGAGGGACCTCGGTATATCACTGTGACACCAAACCTGAAGCGAGAGAAATAGTGAGAGAACTGCACAAGCAGGTGAATGAACTATGAACAGCGGAAAAAAAGTTTCTTGCGAGAAGTGTGGTAAATTCAGGAGCAATCGAAAGACTTGCTCTTGGTGCAGAAAGCACCCGAAAAATCAGCCTATGGTGTATGTCAGCAACGGAGAAGGTGGGGTGACTCCTTACAGCGTCGAAGAAATGCGTAAAGAAAAACCTCCTTGGTTTTACGGCTGGAAACAGGCGGAATGAACCTGTCGCAACATTCATAAGCCGTCGATTCTAAACCACATATAAGAGTGTGGGGAAATGATTACCGATAGAAAACACAGACAGAGCAATAACAGACGAAAAAACGATGGGTTAAGAACAAAACTCGTAAAAATACTATACGAGTATCCTGAAGGCCTATCCGGGGACCAATTGAGGTTTAAGTTAAAAGATGCGGGTTGGAGGCATACTGGCTCCATACACCAAATCACTCAAGTTCTAAGAATGACTCCGGGCGTAAGTAAAAGTAGGTCAGGTAACAACACTATCTGGTTGCTAACAAATGAGAATGCTTGGAGGGAATACATCAATGCGTAAAGTTCTCAGTCACAAAGACAAAGATTATTATCTCATATACCCCACAGAACCTGTGGCGGCAACTGCTTTGACAAGAAGCAAGAGTCCTCGTTCAAGAGGACCTGTGTATGAACCTAAAATTCTGTTTGATAAATATTGTATCTCAGGTAAAAAGGCTTTCACAAGTCTGATGGATAACCTATACCCTGAAGAATTGTGGGATAATGCAGCAATTATGGATTTCCTGAAAGTCTATCAAGAGAATTTCCTCGAAATTATGACAGAGATACTTAAAGATTACGATTCAAGAGTCATGTTGGCTTCAGGACACCATTCAGGTATGGGGGAAGAGCCAATAGTTAGTCTGACAAAGGTGTTTCCCAACAAAAATTCTGAAAGTAGGTATGGAGGTATGCCGATTGAGATGTGTGCATTCCCTTGGAGGGATGAGAATGGTATAGAATATCTACAAGTACCTGCATCCAAAGGAAGAAATCCTGCTCTTAATTTTGAACTTACTGAAACTTCTAATTCTGGTTGGGTATTATTCAGACCAAACTCGGTGCTGATTGCAGATACATACCATGATGTGAAAGATTTGCTGAATGAGAAGTATGGTGAGGGGGATGAGATTCCTCATGAAGTGTTCTTACAATGCCATAGTGCAGAAATACTTCACATCCTGAAGCATGGTAAAGTTAATTATTTCAATTCTTTATCTAACAGCGATACAAAAATAAACGGGCCACAGCAAGCCGATTGGTTGAATTAATTCTTTTCTCTATAAGGGGTATTACTATGAAATGCAAATACTGTTCAGGAATTCTTGTCGCAACTCGGCTCGATATCGGTCAAAGTCTTCGCTGCAGACAATGCGGCTGGAGATTGGATATGTGAGAATACCATACATATATAAGGCGATGATGAATCTTCAAATCATGGAAAAATTACGAGTTACACAAATCATGCAGATAACTAGCGCGCCTGATGACTTAGGACCTGAATGGTGGTTCTGGAAACAAGGAGAAAAGGCAAGGTTCTATATGGATATGAGTGATGAAAGAATCCAACTTTGGAGTGCTCTTGACTACAAATTGCCTTTGACAGATAGAGAAGTAACCTACATAAGTAATTCTCTACGTGTTGATAGAAACAGCAACTTGGATGACTTAGGCAGAACAATCCGCCACTTAGAAGGATTTATGCTCTATGGAGAACATTCAATGCCGAGGTGTAGGTTCTTTATTACACTTCCTGATGACACCATAAATTCTGATGGTGATAAAAACAGAGACGAAATAAAGTCATTATTGAAGACGGCCTGTAATAGAATCGCTCGATGGGGATATGATTATCCTCACAATGCTTCTAAAGAGTGGTGGTTACATGAAGAAGAATAAACCAGAAGACATACGCTGGTACGTTGGAGACCCCTGTTACGCCATAGATGATGAACGCTGGCACTTGTTCTGCGAAAGGTTATTCGCTGTCGAGCACAATGAGAAATTCAATGGTAGAGGTAAATCCAATGGTCCCCTTTACATCAAATGGAGGGTAAGAGAACGCCATAACAGTTATGAGACTAAGTATGACCACACAGCAGAAGTATGGAGCAGCCCCGGTGGAGATGGGACTTGGAACTTCAATGAGCGAGATGACTTAGGGAACAAGATAAGCCTCGGTGTTGATGCTGGTCTTTTGGCAGTAATCCCCGTTTCAATCTGCGAAGATAACACCGTCGGTGACGATTCAGGAGCATGGTTCGTTAACAAACCTACTCTTGAAACTGATGGTCATTGGGGTGGATGTGTCACGCTGAATGGTAACGAAGACCTGAGCAATACCAATTGTCCTCAATGCGGAAACCGTGAGCCATCACATTCAATGGAATGGTGTGATGCTCTTGGTGAAAGCGTATGTAGTGGATGCTGGGAAGAAGAAGAATGACCGATGAGGATAAGATAGGTCCTGAGCAACCTAAACTGTATTGGTATAATTTGTGTGTTTTCTGTTGGAAACCAGTGAAGAAAGCGTATATTCGCAACGGTCAGGAACAAAACGGCAGACCCAGAGATGAAAGAAGTTATAAGGGAAGGCCGTTATGTCATAAATGTTACAGGAAAAGACTTGGAAGGGGACATAAATGAGCAAAGAAATGGGTACAGATACCTGTACGATGTGCGGTGTTACAGTAAATTCAAAGAATACAAAGAGTTGTGGTCAAGGAGCCTATGTAAGAGGTAGGTCATATGTCAGATGTGGCAAGTGTTATTTGCAATTCAGACGTGAAATGAGAGCGAGGTTAGGCAGACAATGAATCTAATGGTACTCCACTTTGACCCCATCATAGCAGCAAAGATGAACTGTGACAAACACGTTATCAAACTCATCGTTGAATGCTTTCAGATGGAAGGTTCGGCTCAAATACGACACGGTGCTACACCTGACATGATGCCTCTTACCTCCAAAGGTACGCCGCTCAAGGGAGGTTATCACCATCACCCGGTAACTCGCTGGGTCGGAGAAACCAGAGAAAACTATCTGTGGACTTGTTACCATGCTGCTATGCTATGTGAGGAATACGAAATGAGGTACGGAAAGACTCATGCTTGTGCTGAAGGTCTTGAGCATCTATATCGTATGAGACATAGAATACCTCCGGGTCCCTTGACTCCCTTTGCACAGGCTATGCCTGACAAATACAAGATAGAAGGGGATGCTGTCAAAGCATACAGAATATACTATCAACAAGAGAAGGCTCGGTTTGCAAAGTGGGAAAAAGGGCGGGAACCTCCTCATTGGTGGAGTAATATCATAAAAGTCCCATAGGGAAAAAACATAATTGAATTGAGATGGTCGCTATGCTGCGTTTATTTTTTTCCAAGAGTTTTAGAAATAATAAAAAGAATTAAAGTGAGGGCAAAGCATTAATAACCCCAAGGCATATGGTGAAAACATGGCTCTTGATGTATTCGATGAAGTGGTTGATTTCGCACAAAAGAACCATCTCATTGATGTTGAGGACAAATTACCCGTCTTCATATGCTCTATCGGTGCTCACTTATTCAATGCTATCAACAAGTGCTCAATGTGTGACTTCGACCCTGATGATTATCAAGATGACCCGACAGCATTCACTATCCCCTATTGTCCATTGAGGCATGATAACGAACCTATCTATACTCCTATGTCCAAGTTGCCTGATACACGTATTCACATCTTGATGCGAGGCGCGAAGGGTTCCGGTAAGTCTGTTTTGGTTGACTTCTTCTTGGCTGAAAGAACGGGACTACTGTATTCGCCAAGAGCATTAGAAGGCATAGGTTTCAACACAGCCATCGGTCCTAACTCGATTACCGAAGCAGGTATGTTTGGCTCGGTTGATGAAGAAGGTAATATCGTCGGCAGACCTCTTGCAAGAGAGATGTGTGGTGGGTTCCTCGGCTTTGAAGAATTTTCAGCATTGACCGACTCTATGGGTAAAGACCACTCTATTGACATGAAGAATCAAATGCTCACATCAACCGATAATGGTCGAGTCAACAAAGCGATGCGCTCAGGTTGGGTTAGATACAATACTCGATACACTATATGGGCTGGTACACAACCAGCAAGGTTTGAATTGGAGTCGGGTCTTGACCGCAGGTTCTTCATCATCGAAATCAACATGGATTCTGAAAAGGAATACATCTTCAAAGCGGCTCAAGCCAGACAATCAAACATGAATACGGATGAGCGTGTCCACCTTGCTGAACAGTCACTTCGCTTGAAGGAATGGTTTGTCAAGAGGCAGATGGATGTCATGGTTGACCCTCCCAAGGGTGTTTATTTCAGCGATGAACTATCTGAATGGCTATCAAGACCTGAAGTACGGTCCTTTGAATCCGACTTGTTTAGAAGGCTCGCTCTTGGGTATCATATGATGCAACCTGAATGGAATTGGGGAGGTAAGATTATGGTTGTCGGTCTGGATGATAGACTAACTGAACTCTTGGATTCATCTCTATTGATGAGAAGAAGCGTCATGGATGCTGATATGCAACTAATACGCTCTACTTTCTGGATGAAGGATATGCCAAAGTCTCAATTGGTCAAGGATGTTGCTCGCATGGTGACAAACGGTGACTATCAATCAGCAAGACGTTGGATAGAGGAATCACTTGTGGGTCAGCCTTGGTATTCGGAATTCACCCCTGTCAAAGAAGGTCGTGGACGACGAGGTATAACTTGTAGGTTCGGACCCAAGACCACTCCATCGGAAGCAGCAATCAAGAAGCAATTACAATGGGGTGAGCAAAATGACTGATTGGTTTCTTTGCGCTACTCAAAACCAACACGGTATGCTCGATAAGGGTGAGTTATTCGTCGGTGCTTTGAGGGGTGGTACTATACACCCTCCGTCGTACCTTGGTACTCCTATACCTATGGAGTATGTAATAGTGATAAAAGTTCTGGATTTGAATGAGTTGGTGGTAGAATGATTAACACAAAAATATATCATACAGTAGCAGAAGTATTGTTGTCATGTACTTGTTGTATGTACCCCTCACCTATGGTTGGTAGAGAAGGCGGTTGTGATTGCTGTCCTTGCACGTTACATGATGGGGGCGAGGAATAATGATTGGAGGGCCTATGGACGATGGTGTTGATTGGAAGAAGACTTCTCATTCTAACATGGATAAGAAAATTCAGGTTATTGTAGATGATACTAATAATGAGTGGTATAAGGGTCTGTGTGTGGATATCTATATCTCGGATTGGGTTGTCAAAATGGGTTCATTAGTAGAGGGTCAAGAGCCAAGACCACGCACTGTTGCTGATAAGTATCTTGTGCTTCTCAAAGATAGAGCGATGTCTCTGACGTTTTGGGAGACTCTTAATACGACATTCGCAACTTCAGATGAAATACTATACCTATACACTGATAATTCATTTGAGGCTTACGCTTGGATGAATAAGGATATGTTATTCAGGCGACACATAGCAGAAGTAGTGGAGGAAGACGATGAAATCTAAGCGGGAGATATCCGAAAGGATGAGGACCGAAATGGATGATAGGGTCGTTGAGGCTCTCATGTGGGTTCTGGAAGATGACGGTTGTGCATTCTGTTCTCATCCACAAAGAAGGGATTTGGAGGTTAGGCTAAGGTCGAACCAGACTACTGCTACCTTCGTTGAGACTAAGTTGAATTGGCCGGTGGGTACTGTAAGGAGCCACATGGACACGCATATAGAAGCAGACCCTGTCGAAGAAGCATATGTGGAGTCAATGCGTAAGGAATCAATAAACACTCTTAACACGGCAGAAGGCGTTGTTATGAGACTACAATCATATCTCGATGAATGGGAGCAGCAAAAGGACATCAACGGCATTGATGCTGAATGGATTGCTATGGCTACTTCTCTCACAAGAGAACTAAAGGGTGGTCTGAAACTTGTAGGTACACTCAAGAAGGAAATAGGTGTTGAATCTCAAATCTTGCTTATGAGGGGAAGGCAAGATGCTTTGATGAGAATATTGATATCCGAGTTAGAAGAACAACCGCAACTCCTCGACAATATACACAGGGAAATGATGTTACTAGAAGCCCCTGTGTTTGATGTTGAG